GGCATTGAAATGGATCAAGAAGGCACAAGAAGGCTCCGACTGGTTCAAAGTGGCTCAGATGGGCTCACATCGGTCGAGGACACCATCCCAGAGACGCTCTATGGCATTTCGACGCCTAGAATCCACTCAAAGCTGCATCCAGAGCTCCCAAGTAGGGGTCAAGAGCTCATCGACTTCTCAAATTCGATCGGATTCCCTTTGTTACCTTGGCAAGAGTGGCTCGCACTTGAGTCGCATCGTGTCAAGTCTGACGGGAGATGGAAGTATCCACTTGTCCAGCTAGTCGTCGCACGCCAGCAAGGCAAGACAACCTTCATGAAGCAACGCATTTTGATGGGCTTATTTGAATGGGATCACAAGCTTCAGATCGGCACAGCTCATCGATTGACGACATCGCTGGAGACTTTTCGCGATCTTGTGCAGACAATCGAGAGCAATGAAGGGCTCGCAAAGCAAGTCAAGCGCATCCGATGGGCTCATGGATCCGAAGAGATTGAGACTTTGTCCGGTAATCGCTACATGGTCAAGGCTGGTGCAGCTGCGGCGCGTGGAATTTCAAAGCCTGCCGCCGTACACATCGATGAGACGCGAGAGCTCAAGGATGAATCGACTTGGGCGTCGCTTCGATACACGATGATGGCCGCCGAAAATCCTCAGCTCTTCAGCTACTCAAATGCTGGGGATCAGCACTCGATCGTGCTCAATCAATTGCGCGAGCGCGGCTTGGCAGCGGCGTCCGGTGCAGCTGATGACATCGGTTACTTTGAATGGTCGAGCGATTATGACTTGATAGACGATTCTCCCAAATTCTGGGCAGGGGCAGCAATGGCCAATCCAGCACTTGGCCACACAGTACACATCGACAATCTGCGAGCTGTGATGAATGATCCTGCCGATGTCGTCCGCACCGAGGTCTTGTGCCGCTGGGTACAGACAATCGATTCGGCGATTCCATCGGGTGAATGGGCTGACTGTGCAAGCGATGGTTTAGATTTAGACTTGGAGAAGACTGTCTGGCTTGGGCTCGATTGCTCACCGGATAGACGCGACGCAGCTTTGGTCGCAGCTCAGCGCATCGATGACGATCAATTCATCGTCAAATTGCTTCACACTTGGCACAATCCAATCTCACTCGATGACAAGGCAATTGCAAATGATGTGGCCGATTACTATCGCGACCTACCCGTTGAGGTCGTGGCATTCAGCAAGAGAACAAGCTCCGCCGTGGCGTCTCGACTTGTCCCAGCTGGAATCCCTATCATGGACATCGATGGCGCGCTTTACGGGCAAGCGTGCGATGAATTCTTGGGAGCCGTAACATCGAAGAGACTCAGGCACATCAATCAACCGGAGCTGACGAAGCAAGTCTTGTCAGCGGCCAAGCTCCGCTTTGGGGATGGTGGCTGGACTATCGGACGGAGAGCTTCTCAGAGCACTGTCTGCGCGACGGTTGCATGTGCGCTGGTCACTCACTTCGCGACACGCCAAGAGACGGATCTTGACATCATGGTCTTTTGATTGTAGCCACCAAATAAAATTGGGGCATGGGATTATTCGATCGATTCACAGCTCAAAAGCCGATTGACAATATCGTCGATGCGTCTTTGGCTCCGGTCAATTCACTCGATTCAATTGGTGCGCCATATTTCGGCGGCGTACAAAGTGCATCACGATCCGAAGCGATGGGCGTGCCGGTAATCGCTCGCGCTCGCGGAATCATTTGCTCAACTGTCGCAGCTTTGCCACTTGAGACAAAAGTCAAAGAGACAAATGAACGCGTGGCATCACCACGGGTTATCTATCAGCCAGATCCTCGAATCACTGGCGCAGAATTTTGGGCATGGATCGCCGAAGATTTGCTTTTCCGTCCAGCCGCTTATGCAATCGTCATGTCAAGATATGCAGACACCGGAAGAATCTCAGCGATGGAGCGCATTACGCCAGAGCGCGTCGGCGTCTTCACAAATGCAAATGGCACACAGATTGAAAGCTACACAGTCGATGGCGTACCAATCGCAGCTGATCAGCTTGTCGTCTTTGGCAACATGCAAGAAGGATTGCTCAATCGCGCAGGCCGCACAGTAAGAGCTGCACACGCTTTGGAGCGCGCAGCTTATGACTTCGCATTGAATCCTGCACCACAAATGGTTGTCAAAACAAATGGCACGAATTTGCCAAAGGAAAGATTGCAAGCTCTCAAAGAGACATTTCTGAATCGCACATCGAAGTCGGTGACAGTGCTCAATGCAGATGTATCGCTGGAGACTGTCGGATTTGATCCAAAGCAATTGCAAATGAATGAGGCCAGACAATACCTGGCTCTTGAATTGTGCCGCGCTATCGGGATGCCTGCATGGTTCGCATCAGCTGATCCATCGAGCACGACCTACTCTAACGCTGTAAATCAGAGGCGTGACCTCGTGGATTTCTCGATTCGTCCGGTGCTCACCATCATCGAGCAGCGTCTATCACTCACAGATTTCACACCATCATCGCAATATGTGCGCTTTGATCTTGATGACTTCTTGCGTGGCAATCCTTATGAAAGAGCTCAAGTGTACGAAATCCTCAATCGCATTGGTGCGATGAGTGTTGAAGAAATCAGAGAAGAAGAGGACATCATCGGATGAAACTGACAACACCAATCACAATTACGGCAGCCGATTCGGAAGCGCGCACGATCTCCGGTCGCATCGTCGCATTTGATGAGCCTGCAAATGCATCGACTGGCAAAGTCGTATTCGCAAAAGGTTCAATCGAGCCATCCCAAGTCTTTCTCAATCTTGAGCATGATCGCACGCGCAGAATTGGTCGCAGCATGGAGATGTCAATGGATGGCGACTCAGCAATCAATGCAACTTTCAAGATTAGCAACACACAAGCTGGCAGCGATGCACTCATCGAAGCGATGGATGGATTGCGCGATGGATTCTCAGTCGAGCTCACTGTCGATGATTATGTACAGGAAAAGGGATACATGAAAGTGCTCAAGGCCGAGCTCACAGGCGTCGCGCTTGTGTCAGAGCCAGCTGTGCGATCAGCACGCGTCGCAGAAGTAGCAGCGACAGAAGGCGAAGAAGATTCCGAATCCACACCGGATACGGATGCAACACCAACACCAACTACAGAAGGAGACGAAGTGGAAAACACCGTCACAGACGCGGCAGCCGTTACAGAGACGGTCGAAGCCGCACAGTCAGTCACAGCTGCAGCAAATTTCGGTGGCTTTACAGCAAAGCCACGCTTGGATTTCTCAGCTACAAAGCAACTCGAAATGACAATCAAGGCCACACTCGGATCAGATGAAGCTCGCCAATATATACGCGCAGCTGCAGACACGACCGACAATGCTGGTCTTGTGCCAACACGCCAGCTCACCACGGTGATCAATGGCCTCGCAAATGCAACTCGCAGCAACATCGATGCAATCTCACGCGGCACTCTCCCAGATGCAGGCATGACTTTTGAGATCCCAAAGATCACACAGCTTCCATCAGTCACAGTCGAATCCGAAGGCGGCACAATCGCTGATGTCGATCAGACTTCCGAATTTCTCAGCGTGTCAGTGGCTAAGTACTCAGGCCAGCAGACATTCAGCGTCGAGCTTTTCGATCGTTCATCACCACTCTTCATCGATGAATTGATGCGCAACATGGCTGCACAGTATGCAAAGGTCACAGACACAGCTGTAAATGCTGCGCTTGTATCTGGAGCAACAGCCGACGGCACAACAATCACAACATATCCAACAGCTGCCGAGCTTCTTGGCGTAATCGCTCGCGGTGCTGCATCAGTCTATGCAGGCACACAGGGCTTTGCACGCAATATCATCATGAACACATCCCAATGGGCAAATGTCATGACACTCAATGATTCAGGCCGTCCAATCTACAATGCTGCACAGCCACAAAATGCTGGCGGCGTAGTTCGTCCAGATTCAATCCGCGGCAATGTCGCCGGACTCGATCTTTATGTCACAGCTAACACAGCGGCGACAACAGACACCGATGGATCAATCTTGATCGTCAATCCAGATGCATACACATGGTATGAGTCACCAACTTATCAGCTCCGCGCTGATGTAGTGAACACAGGCCAGATCAATATCGCAATGTACGGATATGGCGCAATCGCGACCAAGATCGGTGCAGGCGCATTCAAGGTCAACAAGGCCTAATCGCTACCAATTAGACATCGGCCGCTTCGCTCCCGAGGCGGTCGAGTAGATGAAGGGATGGACTCATGTCAGCAATCGTTACAGCGTCACAGCTGCGATCAATTCTTGGCGTGAGTTCATCCCTGTATTCTGATGCATATCTGGACGACATCATTGACACAGCTGAAGGCGTAATCTTGCCGATCCTTGTGCAGAACACGACAGCAATTGTCAGCTATGAATTGAAATCAAATGTCGCTCTTTTCTATGTACGGGAGCCACACACTTTTGCGGTAGGTCAATCAATTGTCATCACAAAGATGCCAGCACCATTTGCAGGCACATTTACTGTCACCAAAGTCGAAGATTTATATTTTACGGCCGCGCTAACAAATGCAGATGTCACGATCCGTCAGATCATTCCAAATGGCATTGCAACCCTATCCGGCTATGGCGCGGCCACTTATTATGTAGGCAATCCAAATGTCGAGAGCGCAATCTTGGCTGTCTCGGTCGAAGTATTCCAAAGCCGCACAGCTGCAGGCGGTCAGATCGAAGGCGTCGATTTCAGCCCGACTCCATTTCGGATGGGGCGCAGCTTGACCAATAGATGCATCGGCTTGCTTGGTGATTTGGTCGATACTCGATCGATGGTGAGCTGATGCCAGCGTCATCAATTGCCGTCGATGTCCGCGGCGCAATAAAGACAGCCATCGCAGGCGTAGCGGCTAACACCTACGACTATGTCCCAGAAGCTCCGATCGTGCCATTTGCGGCGGTCGTCCCAGCATCGCCATATCTTGAAGCCAATCTCATCGGTACATCGACGCGTGTCAAAGTCAATCTTGTCGTCACTGTCGGCGTCGCAATGTACTCAAATGCAGCTGCACTCGATAACATCGAGAAGCTGGTGCTCAGCATTCTGGCGGTTATTCCGTCAGGTTACACAGTCGGCTCTGTGTCTAATCCAATGCCAATCTCAATCGGAGCGTCCGACATTCTCGCGTGCGAGATTGAAATATCCACTCAATACACTCAAACAAACTAGGAGACAAGCTATGCCAACGACCGTCATCACCGGACGCGATCTAGTATTGACGATCGCGACTGTCAACTACGATGCACAAGCAACATCAGTCACACTCTCAAATGAGCACACCATCGAAACATTTCAGACTTTGGACGGCCGCGCCTACAAAGCCATTGATGATCAGTGGACACTTGAGATCGAAATGCTCGCAGACTGGGGCGCAACCGGATCACTTTGTGAGTCACTCTGGACAGCGTGCGAATCTGCACCAAATACCACTTTGGCAGCTTCATTGACAGCTGCAACTGGAGCCGTATTTGCATGCAATGTCTTGCCAGTATTCCCATCAGTCGGCGGTGCAGCACCGGACGCTCAGACTGTGTCGCTATCATTCACAGTGGTCGGTACACCTACCGAGACATTTAGCTAAGAAGGAGATCGGGAGCATGAAAACAAATATCACAATCGAATACACATCGGGCGAGGTTGCCACCTATGTGGCAGCTCCGCCTGAGTGGTGCAAATGGGAAAACAAGACAGGCCATACCATTACTCAAGCGGCAGACAAGATCGGGATCTCTGATCTTCTTTTCTTGGCGTATCACGCTATGAAGAGAGAAGCCGCTGGCAAGCCTGTCAAGCCTTATGAAGCATGGATCGAGACAGTCTCGGACATTACGACTGAGGATCCTCAAAGCCCAAAAGCTACGCCGCTGGAAGCTTAAATCGCACCATCGTGGAGCTGGCAATTGCCACGCAAATCCCGATGAGCGAATGGCAGACAGCGGAGCAGATCATGACAGCGATCGAGATTCTGGAGAAGAAATATGGCAGCCAAGGCAGGTAAAGGCACACTCGCCATCACTGTCGAGCCAATTGAATTCAAGAATCTTTTGCGCTTGCTCGGATCATTGCCAGCCGAATCTCAGCAAGAGATCCGTGATCGAGCTTTGCCACTGTCTCAAAGATTTGCCGGACAATTGCTTATGTTCGCAAATGCATCAAGCACGCCAGTGGCCAAGAAGGTTGCTGAATCACTTGCACCAAAGCGCGATCGATTGATCCGCGTCGATGTCGGTGGCACAAAGAAGGTCGGTCGAAAGTACGGCGGAGAAAAGCGTGCAGGCGGCAAAGTCGTCAAGCAAGGTCAAGCTGCCGCTGGCGCATTACTTTGGGGATCTGAATACGGATCACATCGAGGACAAGATCGAGCTGGTCGTGCCTACACAGACAGATTCAAAGCTCCATACAATAAAAGCGGCTACTGGATAAATCCTGCAATGGATTATTACATCCCTATAATTGCGCGTGAATATGCACAGATGGTGCAAGATGTCGTCAAGAAGGCAGGGATGGACTGATGGCAATTCCAAAGGTCAAGATCACCTTCGATGCCGATCTCGATGGCTTACGCAAAGGCGTCAATGGCGCATCGAGTGAAGTCGAAGGCTTTGGCGGTAAGGTCGCCAAGTTCGGCAAAATGGCAGGAGCGGCATTTGCCGCCGCTGGCGTAGCTGCAGCCGCTTATGCTGGCAAGCTTCTCGTCGATGGCGTCAAGTCTGCAATCGCGGATGAAGCTGCACAAGCCAAGCTCGCGACAACTCTGGAAAATGTCACCGGAGCCACAGCCAAGCAAATTGCCGCGGTGGAATCTCAGATCACAAAGACATCCTTGCTGACTGGTCTGACTGATGATGAATTGCGTCCAAGCTTTGAGCGATTTGTGCGTGCTACTGGAGACGCCGATGCAGCTCTTAAATTGCAAGCTTTGGCAATTGATGTCGCTGCCGGATCGGGTAAGTCTCTGGAAGCTGTCACCAATGCAATGTCAAAAGCTCAAGAAGGCAACGCCGGAGCACTTGCCAAATTGGGCATCGGTTTATCAGCTGCCGAGCTCAAGACGATGTCAATGGATCAAATCACGGCTCAACTCGCTGGCACATTCGGCGGCCAAGCGTCTGAAAAGGCTGACACATTTGCTGGCAAGATGGATCGTCTCAAGGTTGCCTTTGATGAAGGCAAAGAGACTGTCGGATCATTTGTGCTCGATGCCATCACACCAATGATCACGGGCTTTGTGGACAAAGTTATTCCAACGATTCAGGCATTGGCCGAAGAGCTCGGGCCAAAGCTCACACCAATCTTCACGGCTTTGCGAGATTACATTCAAGATTATGTGATCCCTACATTCACAGCCATTTGGCAATTCATCACTGAATATGTCATCCCAGCAATCGGATCTGTACTCACACCAATCATCGATGGCTTGCGATCAGCATTTGAAAAGGTTGCTGGAAAGATTGCTGAAAATGAAGAGAAGCTCAAGCCGCTCAAGGCATTGCTCGAAGTCATTGCCAAAGTGATCCGCGATGTCGTCGCTCCGGTGATTGGCACAATCCTTGGCAAGGCATTTGACACACTTGGATCTGCAATCAGCTTTGTCATTGGCCTATTTGCGAGCCTTGTAGATGTCGTGAATAAGGCATTCAATGCCATCAAGAGCATCGTGAATTTCATCAAGAATAATCCAGTCACACAGGCAATCGGCGGTGCGATCGACAATATCTTTGGCGGTGGTCGAGCCAATGGTGGCCCAGTCTCTCGTGGCACAAGTTATGTCGTAGGCGAGCGCGGCCCAGAATTATTCGTCCCAAATACATCCGGCAAGATCATCCCAAATGGTGGCTCAAGCGGTGGTGGCTCGACAATCAATCTCACAGTCAATGGCGCAATCGATGCCGAAGGTACAGCTCGAACAATCATTGATGTGCTCAATAGATCCTCATCACGCGGCACTCTAGGCGCAGGGCAATTCAGCTACTCATGAGCATATTCAATCCAGAATGGCGCGTCACTATTGGGAGCACGATATACACCAATGTGACACTTTCAGGCTTGTCAATCACATCAGGTCGCACCGACATTTATTCTCAGCCCGTTGCCGGATATTGCTCACTGACTGTCATCAATCTTGACAATTCGGTATTTGATTTCCAAGTCAATCAAGGCATGACGCTACAGCTCAAAGATTCCACTGGCACATATCGCACCATGTTCGGCGGCAATCTCACAGACATCACAATCGAGGTCGTATCAGCTGGCGGTGCAGGCATGGCCACAGCTGCATCGCTAACAGCTCTCGGAGCCTTGTCCAGACTTCCAAAGGCACTGACTGAAGGCGTGCTCGCCAAGGATCTTGACGGCGTACAAATCGCTGTGATCTTGGAAGATTTGCTTGTCAATAACTGGATCGAAGTGCCAACGGCATATACATGGGCAACCTATCCAGCGACGACGACTTGGCTGATGGCAGAAAATACTGGACTCGGCGAAATTGATTCTGGAATCTATGAGCTCCAAGCTCGCACAGCTGATGTCACTGATGTGTATTCGCTTGCATCGGCTTTGGCCGTGTCAGGCTTTGGCTATCTCTACGAATCGTCAGATGGCCTCATCAATTATGCTGGAGCCACTCATCGACAAGATTATTTGGCTAATAACGGCTACACGACAATTTCGGCCAATCAAGGGCTCTCAGCTGGAATTCGCACAGTCACTCAGTCAGGCGATGTCCGCAATGTGATTGCTCTCAAGTGGCGAGCTGGCACAGAAGAAGTCGAGGATCTTGATTCCATTGCCTTGTTTGGCAAGCTTGGGCAATCGATCACGACGACGCTGCATGACAAGGTCGATGCCGAAGCTCAGGCACAGCGATATTTAGATCTTCGCGCTTATCCAAGAGCCAAATTTGAGTCAATCACATTCCCAATCACATCGCCTGAGCTTTCAGATGAGCAGCGCGATGCACTTTTAGGGATATTCATGGGGATGCCCATCAGCTTGACTGATCTGCCGCTGAATATCAATGGTGGTCAATTTCAAGGCTTTGTCGAAGGATTCACATGGAGCGTCTCGCTCAATTCAATTCTTTTGACGATCAACATGTCTCCAATCGAATTTTCACTCGTTGCTATAAACTGGGAGCAAGTGAATGCAGCGGAGACATGGAACACACTCAGCAATACACTCACATGGGAACAAGCGACAGGGGCGGTGGCATAGATGGCAACGACAACAAATTTTGGATGGGAGACGCCAGACGATACGGATCTGGTCAAGGATGGCGCAGCTGCAATGCGTACCCTTGGCAATTCGATTGACACATCATTCGTCGATCTTAAAGGCGGCACATCCGGTCAGATTCTCGCAAAAGCGTCGAATACTGATCTCGATTACACATGGATAACAAATGACATTGGTGACATCACAGCCGTCACAGCGTCATCACCATTGACAGGTGGTGGCACTAGCGGTGCAATTACTGTCGGAATCCTTAGCGGTACGACATCAAATCTCGGTGCCGTTCAGCTTTCAGATTCAACATCGAGCACATCGACAACACTTGCTGCCACGGCCAATGCGGTCAAAACCACTTATGATTTAGCAAATGCGGCTGTCGCCAAATCCATTGTTGATGCCAAAGGTGATTTAATCGCTGCAACGGCAGCTGACACAGTCAGTCGCTTGGCGGTCGGTACAAATGGCCAAGTCTTGACAGCAGATTCCACAGCTGCGACTGGTCTGAAATGGGGTACAGCATCATCTGCGCTCAATTTGATCACTACATTGAGCCCATCGGCCGTCTCGGCCGTCACAGCGGACAACATTTTCACATCCACTTATGAAAATTACATGGTGCAAATTGTTATCTCACAAAGTGCAAATGCCACTTTCAATGCACAGCTGCGCAGCGGCGGATCGACTCTCACGACAAATACATACATCGACGATACGACCTCATCAGCCCCGGGCACTCGTACATCATGGACACTTTCGGACAACACTGGCTCAGGCTGTGATTTGGTATTGTCTTGGTTTATCTACAATCCATTTGTTGCATCAAAGACAATGGGCGTGGCTAATCGTATGGCCACAGTCGATAACAATGCGCTGGCGCAGGGTTACATCGAAACAGGGACTGGAACTTATGATGGTTTATACATTACGACATCATCAGGAACGATTACAGGCAAAATTCGGATCTATGGATTGGCAAACTAATATGACAAAAATTTATCACTACGACGGCGCGACTGATCAACATGTCGAAAGAAATGCAACAAAAGAAGAGATTGCGGAGATAAATGCTGCAATACTTAACAATCAAGCGGAAGTCGAAGCAAAAGAATCAAAAGCAGCTGAAATTGCTGCGCTTAAATCAGCAACTTTGCAAAAGCTCGGCATAACAGCTGAGGAGCTCGCGGCGGCTTTGTCATGACTTATCCAGTCGGATCAGCTCCACATGCAATCGAGATTGCTATGGGCGAGATTGGCTACATTGAGACACCGGACAACATCACCAAATTTGGTGAATTTACAAAAGCCAATGGTCTGCCATGGTGCGGATCATTTTGCAATTGGGTACTCGCACAAGCTGGCGTGAAGGTTCACTCGGTTGTCTCCACAGCTGTCGGTGCTCACAAATTCAAAGAGATTGGTCGATGGCATGAAATGCCTGGACTCGGCGATTTAGCATTCATGGATTTTCCACATGATGGGGTCGATCGCATCAGTCACATCGGAATCGTCGTGGCCATCGATGGACAGACAGTGACTTGCATTGAAGGCAACACATCCGGCACAGGCGATCAGCGAAATGGCGGCATGGTCATGGTCAAGAAGCGCACAATCGGCAAAGAGGTCGTCGGCTTTGGTCGTCCGAAGTACAAGCCTTACAAAGGAGAATTTCCAAAGGTAGAAATGCCAACACCTACAAAGGCAGAAAAGCCAAAGAAGGAGAAAAAATGGAGCAAATGAAAGCAATGGCAGCAAGCTGGGCTCGGTCATTCATGGCTGCAGCTCTCGCGCTATACATGGCAGGCGAGACAGATCCAAAGACACTTGCAATGGCTGGCGCAGCCGCCGTCGCACCGGTGATCTTGCGCTGGCTCAATCCAAAGGATCAGGCTTTCGGGTTATTGGGGAAGTGACTCGGAGACTACTGTCGGCAGCCTTAGGCTTATCGCTTTCGCTGGGGCTGTCGGCATGTGGTTATCAGGGATGGACACGCTATGAGTGCCAAGAATTCGACAACTGGAAGAAGCCTGAGTGCAATCCGCCGCAATGTAAGGCTCAAGGAACATGTACTGAAGACATATTTGGAGAGGATCCCAGTGGCTTCACATCAAAGAAGACTGACAAATGAGCAGCTTAAAGCTCGGCTCATCGTATTCATCGGCGTATGTCTCGCACTCACTTTTGCATTCTCAGTCGCTGGGATGCTGTACGCGCTGATCTTTGTCACTCAGCCACTTGGCGATCAAGCTCCCAATGATCGAGCATTCATCGAGCTTCTCTCGACTTTGACGATCTTCTTGACTGGCGCACTCGGATCAGTCTTGGCATCGAATGGATTGAAAGACAAGCCCAAATCTGTGGATGACACGCCGAAAGGCACACAGGATTCTTGACCTTGTCTGACCTTTGCTTCACTCTATACGCAGGGAGCGAAACACAGTAGCTCTCTGGATCGGGAGCAATCATGACAACAGCACTGTCAATTCAAATCATCGTGTATATGGTGATTTTGGCTTTTATCGCATTTGCTTGGGGCTATTCGAAAGGCCACAAAGACGGAATGCTCATGGGACGAATACAAGCTCGCAAGCTTGAGCGTCTAGCAAAGGCGGCCAAATAAATGGCTGGCTTCTTGGATGGATATGAAGATGTGGCAGCTCGCATCAAAAGGTTGCACGCCACTTTCCCAACAAATCGCGTGGAGACATCGATCGTGGATTTCAATGCTCAAGCTGGATACATCCTCATTGAGTGCCGGATATATCGTGAGTATGAAGATGAAAAGCCATCAGCAATCGATTATGCATTCGGACGGGTCGAATCTTACAATCCCAGCATGAAGCGATGGTTCGTCGAGGATACAGTCACATCGGCAATCGGACGCTGTGCAGGGTTATTGCTCGGATCAGAGACAAGGCCAACAAAGCAAAACATGGAGCAAGTCGAGACTTTGCCAAAAGCCTTTGTGGACAAGATTGAAGATGATCCGTGGAGCAAGCCATTTGCTGAGGATGGATTTGCTACAGCTGCCACTACCATCGAGGAGATAGCTTCACAGCTTGGCGGTGAGCTATTCGGAGAAGCTCCACAGTGCAGGCATGGCCACATGATTCTGAAGACCGGATCAAGCCCAAAGACGGGCAAGGATTATCGCGGACATGTATGCCCAGAAAAGGTCAAGGCCAATCAATGCTCGCCAATTTGGTACACACTTGGATCAGATGGAAAGTGGAAGGCGTAATCATGGGAGACATGGAATTCATCAAAATCAACACTGGCGAGCGCACACGATTCATGAGCGATGGCACAGTCATCAAAGATCAAGTCGATCCACCGAAGATTGAATGGTGCGATCGATGTCAATCATGGAAGAGCTTCGACTTTGGTCGATATGACTTTGTCATGGGATCACCGGAGCTTTGGTATTGCATGGAATGCAAATGAAGATGAAAGTCTCGCATGAAGAAATGCTCAAATCGCTACACATAGCAATCGAGCGAATCAAGGCCATCGATGGTCGTCCAGATCATTCATCGAGATATGACAAAAGCCTGTCATTTCATGAATATGTCTGCCAGATAGCAGAATCAATTTGTGCTGAAATTGTCGTGGCTAGGTACTTCGGCAATGACAGCTTTGAGCCGACAATCAACACATTCAAGACTCAAGCTGATGTCGGATCAAGGCTCGAAGTCAAGTGGACAAAATACGATGCAGGCGCATTGATTATCAGTGAGAGCGATCGCAATTCAGACATCGCTGTGCTGGTCACAGGCAAGTCGCCTGTCTATGACATCAAAGGATGGATCCCAGTATCAATCGCCAAGGATCGACGATGGAAAAGGCGAGAGAAGCCATCCTTTTGGGTTGAGCAATACAATTTGCACCCGATCGAGAATCTGAGAAGGAGCTCCCATGGAGATGCTGCGCTTCCAATGTAGGGTCGAAAAGAAGGTCACAAATCACGGCATCAAGATGGACGATGTACAGCTAGGCGATGGCAAAGTGCTTGTCCAGTGCCTTGGATGCGGCGTCATGGGCGTCATGGATCGAGGAGATGCAATTGGCTGAATACGACTATCGATGCGAAGTGTGCTCAAAGGTTAAGACAATTAAGCGTCCAATCGGTGATGATCTTGATCGTGTGCCATATTGCGATGGTTGCACGATTCCAATGGCGAGGATTTACACGGCCAATCCGGTACATTTTAAAGGCAAGGGCTGGGGTGGAGATAAATGAGTGACTATCAGCAACGGATCAGAGATGTCATATTCCAAGCGGTTGAAAGGGAAATCCCTATCTATGCAGCTGCCACTGTCATTGAAGACATCATCCGAAAAGAGATCGATGGAGACGCCTGTGGATAACCTGTGGACGACACGCAGGGAGCACGCTCGACTTATCCACATATTTGCAATGTATTTGACTCGGTCGGTACGCTTCATGCTCTCGCGAGAGCCCGTGTGCGGGCGTAGCTCGCAGCGAGGAATGACGCTATTGCTAGGGTTATGCCTTGGGATAGGCTCTGTAGCAATACAGATGCAACCCGTACAAGCTGCAACACAAGCTGATCAATATCGTCTCTATGCTCATTCAAGGATCATTGATTGGAAGCAATTCAATTGCTTTGCCAAGATCATTCACAAAGAATCTCGATGGGATCCAAGAGCTCGCAATGGCTCACACTTTGGGCTTGGTCAGATGCGATCACAGTGGTATCGCAATCTTGATCCATATCGTCAGATTGATCAGACCATCAAATACATCACAAATCGTTATCAATCACCTTGCAAGGCATGGGCATTTCATGAGCGCAAAGGCTGGTACTGATGAGCCTACACTCACAGCGTAAGAGCAACAGCGCACAGTGGAAGAAGATACGCTTGAGGATACTCAATCGAGATGGGCGTGAATGCTATTGGTGCGGCATGGATGCAGACACAGTCGATCACATCATTCCAGTGGCAAAGGGTGGACTGGACATTGATGACAATCTTGTCGCAGCTTGTCGCAAATGTAACTTTTCGAAGCAAGATAAGTTGCCGGATGAGTTCGTGATGGAGAAAATGAGACGGGGCTCTCTTTTTCCTCAG